TGGCCCCGTTGCTGAACAAACCGTCTGAGGACAAGGCTAAGCAACTGCCTGACCCCAAGACATTCCACCTTCTGTGCGTTGTCCCAGATGCGATGGAAGAGTATGCCGACAGCGAAGTTGGACTGGTCAAGTCCGACAAGACCATGTACTACGAGGAGGTGCTTACTCCCGTCCTATTCGTAGTGAAGATGGGCCCTGACGCATACGCAGACAAGACCCGGTTCCCCAGTGGACCGTCGTGCAAGACCGGTGACTTTGTCATCGTTCGCCCCAATTCAGGCACCCGCCTGAAGATCCACGGTCGTGAGTTCCGCATCATCAACGATGATTCGGTCGAGGCCGTTGTTGAAGATCCGCGCGGTATCACTCGCGCTGCCTAAGGAGATCAGCATGGCGCAAAACAAGTTTGAAGAAGACAAGTTCGAGTTCCCGGACGAGAAGGAAGCTCGGGAGTCCAAGGAGACCGCTGTAGAGGCGGCGTCCGACGACGTTGAGATTGAGATCGAGGACGACACTCCTCCCGAGGATCGTGGCCGCAAACCCGCTGCCGCGCCGCCTGATGAGCCGTCTGAGGATGAACTTGCTTCGTACGACGAAAAAGTACAAGCACGAATCAAGAAGTTCACTAAGGGTTATCACGATGAGCGTAGGGCCAAGGAGCAGGCGCTGCGCGAACGCGAGGCGGCTGAAGCCTACGCCCGTCAAGTTATTGAAGAGAACCGCCGTTTGCAGCAGCATATGGCCGCTAGCTCTAGGGTTCTTGTAGAGCAGTCTCAGAACTCTGCCCAGCTTGAGTTGGAAACTGCCAAGAAGAAATATAAGGAAGCCTACGAGGCAGGCGATTCTGACGCCTTGGCAGACGCCCAGGCTGAAGTCGCAAAAGCTACCTGGAAGCTGGAGAAAGCCCAGGATATGCGGCCTTTACAGGCTCCGCAAAATGATGTACAACCCGTCCAACGTAGTAGTACGCCTCGGGTAACCGACCGTGACCAGCAGTGGTTGCAGACTAATACGTGGTTTGGCACTGATCCTGAAATGACCGCTTCCGCCCTCGGGTTGCATCAGCGGTTGGCTCAGGATAAAGGTGACAACTACGTAGGTTCTGATGAGTACTACAAGGTTGTTGACGCTACCATGCGTCGCCGATTCCCCGAGTATTTCGGGAGCAATGACGAACCGGCTGAGGAAGAAACTCCAAGCCGTGCACAGAAACCCGCTCCGGTTGTGGCTCCGGCTACCCGTAGCACCCCGCCTAATCGCATTAGGCTGAAGGCATCCGAGGCCGCTATCGCTAAGCGTCTTGGGGTTCCTTTGGAGCTGTACGCGAAACAGGTTGCACAACTGAAGAGGAATGGATAATGGAACAGACCAAAGCCCAGAGCCGTCTGGCTCGTGAATTGGATTCTCGTGAAACGACGATGCGCCCGCAAGCGTGGCGTCCGCCTGAGACTTTGCCTTCGCCGACTGAGCGTCCGGGGTGGAAACACCGCTGGGTCCGCACTTCCACGATGGGCACTGCTGATCCGAGCAACATCTCCTCGAAGTTGCGTGAGGGATACGAACCCTGCAAAGAGCAGGACTATCCTGAACTCATGATGCACGCCTCCACGGATGGCCGCTTTAAGGGCTGCATTGAAGTGGGCGGACTGTTGCTTTGCCGTATTCCTGCGGAGTTCATGGAGCAACGCACCAAGCACTACGAGGGCCAAAATCGTGCCCAAGTGGAATCGGTAGACAACAACTTCCTTCGTGAGAGTGATCCTCGGATGCCTCTTTTCTCTGAGAAGAAGTCCAAGGTCACTTTCGGATCTGGTACTTAATCTAGGAGTCTTTCATGGCTTACCCCACCGTTGACGCCCCCTACGGGCTGAAGCCGATCAATTTGATCGGTGGTCAGGTGTTCGCCGGAGCTACTCGTCAACTCGTCATTGCAAATACCTCTGGTACCGGCTACGGCACCAGCATTTTCTATGGCGACGTTGTCAAGTTGGTTGCTGGTGGCACCATTGAAAAGGATATTGGTCAGGCTACGGCCACGCCTTGCGGCGTGTTCCTTGGTTGCCAATACACGAGCGCCACTACTGGCCAACTGACCTTCTCGCAGTACTACCCTGCAAGTCTGGCAGTCAAGAGCGGCACCATCATCCAGGCTTTCGTGGCCGACGATCCTGACCAACTGTTCAAGGTTGTTCTGGTCGCTGGTACCACTGAAGATGGTAACGGTCTGACCCCGGCCTTCCTGGGCCGCACGGTCATCGGCACTAACGCTGAGCTGGTGCAAAACGCCGGTTCGGTCGTTACTGGCGATTCCAAGGTTGGTGTCTATACGGACGGCAATACGGGCACTGCCTCGCTGCCTATCCGTATCATTGACGTGGTTCCTGACACTGCCAACTCGTCTGGCAATTTCTGCGAACTGATCGTCAAGTTCAACGCGCCGTACATCGTCTCTACGACTAGCGGTGGTGCTACCACGACTAGCGTTGTGACCGGCGGACACCAGTATCTCAACTCGCTTGGCGTCTGATCGAAGGAGTAATACAAAATGGCTATTTCACGCGCACAACTGCTGAAAGAGCTGCTCCCCGGCCTGAACGCCCTGTTCGGTCTTGAGTACGCTCGTTACGGTGAAGAACACAAAGAGATCTACGAAACGGAGACCTCTGAGCGTTCGTTTGAAGAAGAAACCAAGCTGTCTGGCTTCTCCGCCGCTCCGGTGAAGAACGAAGGCTCTGCCATTGCTTATGACAATGCGCAGGAGGCTTGGAGCACCCGCTATACGCACGAAACCATTGCCCTGGGTTTCTCGATCACCGAAGAGGCGATTGAGGACAACCTGTACGACAGCCTGTCTGCTCGTTATACCAAGGCTCTGGCCCGTGCTATGGCTTACACCAAGCAGGTGAAGGCTGCTTCCGTGCTGAACAACGGCTTCTCGTCTAGCTACCCCGGTGGCGACGGCAAGGCTCTGTTCGCTACGGATCACCCCCTGGTGTCCGGTGGCACCAACAGCAACACGCCTTCTACGCAGGTTGACCTGAACGAGACTTCCCTGGAAGCCGCCGTTATTCAGATCGCTGCGTGGACGGACGAACGTGGTCTGCTGATCGCCGCCAAGCCCAAGAAGCTGGTCATCCCGCCCGCACTGATGTTCGTTGCCAAGCGTCTGCTGGACACCGAACTGCGTGTGGCTACTGCTGATAACGACATCAACGCTATCAAGCAGATGGGTGCCATCCCCGAGGGCTTCACGGTCAACCACTTCTTGACCGACAGCAATGCGTGGTTCCTGACCACGGACGTGCCTAATGGCATGAAGCACTTTGTCCGTATGCCGCTCCAGAACTCAATGGATGGAGACTTCGACACGGGCAACGTTCGCTATAAGGCTCGTGAGCGTTATAGCTTTGGCTGGTCGGATCCGTTGGGCATGTTCGGTTCGTCTGGTTCGTCCTGATAAAACTGAGCAAACTCAAGGGTTTGCAAAGGGGGCTCCGGCCCCCTTTGTTTTGGGGGTTGTGTTATTCATTCGCTTAGTGTAACATGGCGGGCAAAACACTCGTTACCTGTATCTAAGCCACTGAGGAAGTTATGACCCGCTGCATTTACAAGATCATCAATGCCGTAAACAACAAGTTCTATGTGGGGAGCGCCGTCAATTTTGAGAAGCGGAAGGCGCGGCATCTTTGGCGTTTGCGCCGTGGCGACCACGCCAACAAGCATTTGCAGGCTGCTTGGCACAAGTACGGAGACAAGGCATTTGTGTTTGCCGTGGTTGAAGTTGTGCCAGACGATGCCGACTTGCTCGCCGCAGAGAACGTCTGGCTGAAAGAGCATGTAGGGAAAGGGTACTGCTACAACCTGGGTACAGACGCCACCGCGCCTACGCGCGGTTGGACTGGGGAAAAGAACCCTATGTGGGGTCGTAAGTTTTCCCACACGGAGGACGCCAAGGCCCGCATTGGCACTGCGGCTAAAGCACGCGTTCAATCTGAGGAAGAAAAAGCTAAGCGCCGTGCTTCGATGAAGGGGCGCGTTATAGCCGCAGACACCCGAGCCAAAATCAGCGCCGCCTTGTCCGGCGAAGGCAACTTCTGGTACGGCAAGCAACGGCCCGATCACGGGGCCAAAGTAAGCAAGGCAGTGGAGGTGCGTGACGCTAGCGGTAGCGTAACGATGTACCCCAGTATCCAGGCACTGCGGGAG